TCATAAAACCTTGATTTTGTTTATTTCTTCATTTAATTTATTTACCATTACGTGGGTATAGACATCCTTTGTCAAATCCTGAAATTTGTGCCCCAATATTTTTTTTACCATATAGCTATCTAGTTTGTACAGTTCTGCGAGTGTTCCAAAAGTATGTCTGGTATCGTGTGGTAGGTGATTCATATCTAATCTTTTCATAGTAGGGTAAAAAATATCTCTTTTATATACCTCATATGGAACTTTTTGTGTGTATGGCATAAATATGTCATTATTTCCTAAAATCTCTTTTATGAAGGGCTTAATAACATTGTGAATAGGGATTATTCTATCCTGTCCTGCTGAAGTTTTTATACCTGCAATAACATAAGAGACTTTTTTTATTTCACCATCGTCTTTGCAAATTTCATCGATATGGAATCTATCTTTGGAAAGATTTAAAAGTTCGCTAGGACGTGCTCCAGTAAAGATATAGATTAAAATTAATTTTGATTCAAACGTATTATCTTTATACAAGGTATTTATCTCGTCTATGGTAAATGGAGTATGTATTATTTTTGTTTTTTTATAATTGGTTGAAATGTTAATGTATTCAGTTAAATTTTCATCTTTTGTGATTGCACCTGTTATAATAGCTTGTTCAAATACTTTTTTTACTAATATTTTTGTATCAGACAGACTATCTTTAGATACTTTATCTTTGTATTTATCAAATACACTTTGTAAAACAGTTAATGATAATCTATTGATCTTAAAATCATGTATTTCTTTTAGGCGCTTGTAACATGCTCTGTATCTTCTTTGTGAACTGTTCGAAAGTTTGATTATATAGTCTTCATATACTTTATTGTAAAGTTCACTAAACGTCGGCATATTCTTTTCACGCTGATCAACAAGTTTTTGAAATGTATCAGGTGCTAATGCTTCAGCTTCTATATCAGTAATCTTATTTTTCTGACTAAGCCTATATAAAGTCAAAGCATCGTCAGCTTCATCCCATGTTTCAAAAGTTCCTAAAACTGATTGTATCTGTCTGCCTGTAATAATATCTTTTCCAGTGGTTATTTTTGCACACCACGGACGTCTTCGTTTACCTGATAATTTTATTACTGTCCCTGTGTTATTTGGTCTGCGCTTAAAAGTTTGCTTTCTAGCCATAATGAAAACACGTCCTTTCTTTAATTTGCCTTAGACGTGCTAATTTGTTATAATTAGGTACGTAAAAGGACTTGTACTTAGTTCATTTATTTGAAACGAGGTATTAGTGGTACCTCAAAAGTTCGCTATTGTGGGTAGTGGACTTTTATTTTAAAAATTTTACGTAATACAAGAATTTTTTGCCATATTAGGATACACTATCATTAGGAGGTATTTAATTATGGCAGTAGTATTAATAGGTAAAGTTAGAAAAGAAAAAGGTGTAAGCCTTAATCAACTTGCAAAGCTAACTGGAATCTCAAGTTCGACTTTGAGAAATTATGAGAATCAAAAGCAAAGTCCAAGAATGGATAGATTAGAAAAAATAGCAATTGCGTTAGAAGTTGCAATTGAAGATTTATTTGAATCAGATTACAAATAAATTTTAAGCCTTAGTTAACTAAATCTTAGCTAAGGTCTTTTTTTATTCATTTACTAATTTTGCCAATTATAGCAAATATTTGTTATTTTAGGACACACTGTTATTAGGAGGTGTCCAATCATGGCAAAAGTAAATGTAAAAGAATACAGAGAAGAAAAGAATTATACACTGCGACAACTAGCAAGAATTTCAGGTGTGGCTAAATCTACAATAAGCAAAGTTGAAAACGGTAGGTGTAGTCCAAGTATAAATACTTTAGAAAAAATAGCAATTGGATTAAATGTACGAATTACTGATCTTTTTGAATCTGATTATAAGTAAAATCACACATACATCATAAATTTTAAAATAAGTGTCCACTATAGTAGATTTTTCATCTCATTCCCTTTTTTGCTTATTCAAAAGTGCTATAATTTTTATAGGAGATACTTATAGATTATAGGAAGACAAGGCAGAAAGGGGAGAATCATGGGAGAAGCTGAGTTTAACGATTGTCAAAACATAGGTATAAAAGAAGAAATGACAAAAGTTATGAAAATTCTTTTATACATTGAAAGCCTTGGCTACATACTGTCTGATTTTGACAAAGGATGTATTTTTGGAATTTTACAAAGAAATAAACAAGGCTAACAAGTTATTTCTTTGAATAAGCTACTGTTTTTATGCAGTAGCTTATTTTTTATTATCTAAAGGTCAAATAAATTAGTTTTATTATTTTCTATAGATAGAATTGCACACATAAAACCAAGGACAAAAGAAATAGATAAATCCAGTGTATTTAATATATTCTCAACATCATTAATATTTAATCTATAATGATTGTTTTCAAAGTTCAAATAATCATTTAAATCTACATTAGCTAAATTAGCAACTTTTTTCTCGGTCCAATCCAATTGAACTCGTTTGTTCATGCATACCGTTGCTAAACTCTTATATGCTAATTCAGGATTACTACTGATTATCTTTTTTAATGTCTCTATTGTATATGGTTTGAATTCTTCTGCTTTTTTTTCTAAATTATCTTCCCATCCCATTAGATAAGCTGGGGTTGTTTCTAAAGCTTCTGCCAATCTGACAATTATCTTTTGAGATACAGGTCGACCGTTTTCTATTTTATTTATAGATGTTCTAGAACTATACCCCATCTTCTTTGCCAATTCTTCTTGCGATAAACCTAACTCGATTCTTCGTTGTTTTACTTTTGATGCTAAATTCATTTTATCACGTCCTCAGGTACATTATATATTCTGTAGACAAAAAAAGCAACATTTTTGTAATATAGTGTTGACATTATTGTCACACGATGTTAGTATTTTTGTTGTAGACATAAACGACTACAAAAAAGAGAGGAGGGATTTAAAGTATGACAAATGTTTATCTGTTAAAAAAAAGAATAGATGCAAGTGGGCTTAAAATTGGTTATATTGCTAATCAGTTAGGAATTTCAAGGCAGCTACTGTGGAAAAAGATTAATAATATAACACCATTTAATCAATATGAAATAGACAAATTGTGTACTATTTTAAAAATTGAAACATTAGAGGAAAAGGAATCTATTTTTTTTACTCATTAAGGTGACAAAAAAGTCTACAAAAAAGAAAGGAGAACTATACGGAAACACAAAACAAAGTGACTATGCACAAACGAAAGAAAGAATAAAAATACCCAACAAATGTTAGAAGTTTGTCGAGCAAATGGATGCACTGTACTTGAAGTACAAGCATCTGTTGATTTGTTGCTTAGTTATATCAAACAAACCAAAGTTTAAGAGAGAGGTTTATATGGAAGAAACGTTAAAAGAAATATTGATAGAACTTAAAACAATCAATAAAAAACTAGATGCAGTAACACCTTGTTTAACTATGAATAAAGTTGTGGATAGATTTATTGAGCGAGTTCAGAACGAATTATTAAATGAAAAAGAAATCGACAACTTGAAAGAAGTAGCCGAGAAAAAATCTATTGTTGCTTTTTCAAATCATATTCTTTCAGAACAGCAACAAAAGTTGAATAGATTATTATCGATTCGTAGAGAGCAGAAAAAAAGTGTTTTAGAAGTATGTAGGGATTTAGGTATAACTGAAACATCATTAAGAAAATATGAGGCTTGTTATCGAAATCCTAATGATCAATTAAAAATCAAATTGGCTGAGTATTATGGTGTAAGTATCCAGGAGTTGTTTTTTCCCGACTACGAAAAAAAATAAGGTGTGAACAGAAAGGAAGTGAAAAATATGGCAAGAGAATATTTAACTGATGAAGAAGTTGAACTTGAAATTGAACGTTTAACCAATTCAAAAGAAGTCAAACTTGCAAGGCTTGAGCAAAGATTGAAATATTTGCAAAGACAACGCTTATACAATCTAAGACATTTAGAAAAGCGTGGCAAGAAACTAATTGAACAGGGAATGACTGCTGAGTTGTTAAGGACACAAGCTGATTGTTTAGAAGAAATTTAAAGGAGTGGTCATATGAATGAAGTGCAAATTAAATATGAAAATAATCAAATGCTTGTAACTAGCTTACAAGTGGCACGTGATTTTAAAAAGCAACATAAACATGTTCTTGAAGCTATTAGAGAAATAAAAGGGGTAGCCGAAAATTGGGCAGACCTATTCCACGAAACAACGTACATCCATGAACAAAATAAACAAGAATATCCAATGTATTTAATGAATCGTGATGGATTCACATTATTAACAATGGGATTCACTGGTAAAGAAGCACTTGAATGGAAACTTAAATATATTAATGCATTTAACAAGATGGAAGCAAAATTAAACAGTCCTGAATTCATTATGAACAGAGCATTGGAACTATCTAAACAAAGATGCGATGCGCTTCTTCTTGAAAATCAAGAACTTAAGCCTAAAGCGTTATTTGCCGATGCAGTAGCAACAAGCAAAACTTCAATATTGGTAGGTGATTTAGCAAAGATTTTAAAACAAAATGGAATCAATATCGGTGCAAATAGACTATTCGCTGAACTGAGAGATAAAGGCTATTTAATTAAAAGAAAGGGTAGTGACTGGAATATGCCTACTCAAAAAAGTATGGATATGGAATTATTTGAAATCAAAGAACATACACACATTGATGGTAATGGGTGCAATGTTACTACGAAAACACCTAAGGTAACAGGAAAAGGGCAGGTGTATTTTGTTAACAAGTTTTTAGGTGACAGATTATAGAAAGGAGGTGAGGAAAGTGGACGAATACAACATTAGTGTTGAGGAGGTAATGAAAATAACACACAAAGGACGTGACTGGATACTTAACGCAATCGAAAGAGGTTCGTTTCCTGGGAGCATTACTATAAGTCCTGGTGGTCGCAGAAGTGCTCATATCCCTCGTAAAGCCTTCATGGATTACATGGAACATGATCATGTACTGGTAGATGGTAACTACATTGAAGAAGCAGCAAAACGAGTTGCAGAAAAAGCATTGACTGAATTAATGCCAACGTTTCTTTTCGAAATAAAAAAAGCCGTTGCTGAGAACAACGACTAACAAAATTAAAGCATCTTCATTATAGAAGATATTCAGGAGGAAGTCAAAATGGAAGATAAGATTAGGGCTTTAGTGAAAGAATTATTTGATTCAGGTATGACTTTAGATGAAATCATTGAAACTGTAGCATCTATTGCGATGACTGAGGACTTTAAGAGGAGCGCCAACTATGAATCTAAATAATTTAAGATCTCGTGGAATTTTAACCATTGTTGCAGCAATATATTTTCTTGCTGAAATAGTGACATCAATTGTAGGTATGGTCCTATGAAAGATCGTACTTTTATCAAAATACTGATATTTGCTTTAGCAATGTTCATTGCGCTAAGTGTTTACCAGGTATTAGTAATTAGAAATTTAAAGTCCAATCTCGAGACAGTAACAAAGGACCGTGACTGGGTGATTGAGAAATATAACCAAAAGGAGAAAGAAAAATGAAAAATGTAAGGTTGAAACAGATGAAGTTGAGAAACTTCAAGGGAATCAAAGAACTGGATATTGATTTCAATTTGTTGGATACAAATGTCTATGGAAAAAATGCAACAGGTAAAACGACATTAGTAGATGCTTTCAGCTGGCTGTTCTTTAATAAGGATTCAAGTGGTGCAAGTGATTTTGATGTGAAAACTAAAACACCTGATGGTGAATATCTTCATAATTTAGAACATTTGGTTGAAGCAGTTGTTGAAGTAGATGGAACTGAGACTACATTTAAAAAGGTATTCAAAGAAAAATACACTAAACAGCGTGGAAGCACTACAGCATCATTTACTGGGCATACCACTGATTATTTTGTTGATGATGTACCACGTAAAAAGAAAGAATACGATGAAACAGTTAATGAACTGTTTGATAGTAATATTTTTTCGATGATCACTGATCCATTTTATTTCAACACAAGAATGAAATGGCAGGACCGAAGAAAAACTTTGATTGATATTTGCGGTGATGTATCTGATGAACTGGTGATTAATTCACTTAATGATTTAGCGCCATTACAGCAGTTATTGAATGGCAAGAGTGTTGATGATTTAAGAGCGCAGCTAAAATCACAAATGAAGCCAATAAATGATGAATTAAAAACTATTCCAATAAAAATTAATGAAGCGAACCTTGCAATCCCAACTGAAATTGAAGAAGTTGATAAAGAAAAATATAAGTTTATTAATGAAAGAATTAATGAACTGGAAAATAAAAAGCAAACAGTTTTAAACGGTGGAGCAGCTGCTGAAAAAGAAACTGAATTAATTAAATTAAGAAATCAAAAGTTATTAGTTCAAAATGAAGTTCCTGATGTCAAAGCACTTAAAGATGAAGAGTATAGTTTGAACATTCAAATTGATTCATTGGAGCGTAAAAAAGAACGTGCTGAAAATGAAATACAAGCAAAGAAATCACAACAGAAATCAAATGAATTAATGCGTGATGATTTGAGAAATAAATATCTTGAAGTAAATGCTATGCAGTATGATGAATCACAAAATATTTGTCCTCATTGTGGACAGCTTTTACCTGCTGATAAAGTAGAAGGATTCATGGAGAAGTTCAATATCAATAAATCTAAACAGTTAGAAAATATCAGCAAGGACGGAAAAAGACTTAAAGAACAGTTTGAATCTCTGACTGAAGATATTGAGGTATTAGAAAAAGATATTCAAAACCATCAGATTCTAATCAATGATTATCAACTTAAATTAAAAGAGGTTGCTAAAAAAATTGCAAGCATCAATGAGGATTTTGCAAAAGAACAGGAACCAAAAATTAATGCAATTGATGAACAGATTCTTGAAACAGAACGTCAAATTGAATTTTTGAAATCCAATACATATGCTGAAACTTCAAAAATAGATGAAGAAATCAAAACTTTAAAAGAAGAAAAAGATATTTTAGATGCAATTGTTATAAGTGCTGATCTTGCTGAAAATCAAAAGAAACGTATTGAAGAACTTGAAGCAAGAGAAAAAGAATTATCTAATCAGTACAACGATATGGATAAGATGCTTTATTTAACAGATTTATTCATCAAAACAAAAGTAGCTATGCTTACTGAAAAGATTAATAGTCACTTCAAGTTATGTAAATTTAATCTATTTGAAGAACAGATTAATGGCGGTTTGAACGAAGTTTGTGAAGTAACGGTTAATGGTGTTAATTACACTGATTTAAACAATGCAATGAAGATAAATGCGGGCTTGGATGTTATCAATACAATTTGTGATTATTCAAATACATATGCACCTATCTTTATTGATAATGCTGAATCAGTTAATGAAACAATTAAAACCAATTCACAACAAGTAAGATTATATGTAACTGAAAATGATGAAACATTAAGAATTGAAAATAAATAGAAAGAGAGAAGAAAAACATGGAAATAAAAAAAGAAACAAGTTTTAGCGGTTTAGAAAAAGAAGGTAACGAACTATTCAATATCAATCATTCATTTGAATTAGAAAAAGATGGAATTTCAACGTTTTTAGGAATCGGTGTAAGCGATGTTGTTTGGGAAATTATGCGGACAATAAAAAAAGAAGATGAATTCAAAAAGTATTTGGAACAGGCATCAGAAATTGTTAGCAAAATTGGAATTGAGTTAAATAATTTAACAGTTAAATTCATTGAAAGTAATTTAACAACTGAAGAAATATTAAAAAATGTGAATCCTGAAGAACTAGCAGAAAAGATTTTAAAAAGAATGTTTGAAGATGGGGGAATGGAATAATGACACAAGTACAAACAAAAGAACCAAAACAAGAAATTGAATTATCTGTTCAACAGTTAGAAAAACAGGGATTGGTATTACCAAAAAATATTACCGATACGGTATTTAATACATTGTCAGTTTACCAACAGCAGGGAACAGTTTCATTCCCTCAGAATTACAGTGTAGGGAACGCTTTAAAAGCTGCATATCTTATCTATCAAAATGATTCAAAACTACAAAAATGTACAAATGCATCAGTTGCTAATGCTTTGCTTGATATGTGTATTGGCGGTTTAAACCCTTCTAAAAATCAATGCTATTTTGTACCGATGGGTGACCAATGTACGCTTATGACTTCTTACTTTGGGAAGCAAACAATGGTGAAACGTATTAAAGGTGTTATTGATGTAAGAAGTGATGTCATTTATAAAGACACATGCTACGAACTAACACTTGATGTATATGGTAATGACGATATTAAAATCACTGGTCCATGTCCACTTGATAAAAGAAAAAGCGAGAATATCATTGGTGCATGGGCAAGAATCATCCTTGATCCTGAAGTGTGGGGAGTTGAAACATACACAGCAATAATGACATTAGAAGATATTCAAAATGCATGGTCAATGGGAAGTGCTTATGGAAAATCTAAAGCACATCAAAAATTCATGGCTGAAATGGCTAAGAAATCAGCTATCAACAGATGTATCAAAAACTTTATAAATACACGTGATGATCAAGATATTTTAATTGATACTTTGAATCGTGTAACTTCAAATGAATACAGTGAAAGTGAACCTGATGTTTATGATGATGTGCAATACCAAGTAAGAGAAGAACAGGCATCACAGGTCATTGATATTTCACAAGAACCACAGGAATCGCCAAAACCACAAACACAACCAAATGCACCTAAAGAAGAAAAACAAGCCACAGCGCAAGTGAAACAAGAGCAAATGGGAATTGACTGGTAATGGAAATTAAACCGATAGCAAGCAGCAGTAAAGGAAACGCTTATTTAATAAGCGATTTCCAAACTACTGTACTTATTGAATGTGGGATACCACTTAAAGAACTAAAAAGAAAAACAAACTTTATTGTTCCTAATGTAATTGATGCTTGTTTGATTTCGCATGAACATGGGGATCATTCTAAATCGCTAAAAGATTTATTGAATGCAGGTGTTAGGTGCTACGCACTGAAAGAAGTATTTGAAGCTAAAGAGATTAATAATCATCACAGGGCGAAAAGGCTTAAACATTTAAAGCAGATTGATATAGGCACATTTAAAATAATTACTTTGGAAATGAATCATGATGTTCCTTGTGTTGGTTTCCTTATTTATTCGGTTGTGACGAATGAAAAGCTGTTATTTGCAACCGATACATATATGATCAAGTACGCTTTCCACGGGCTTGATTACATCATGATAGAAGCGAATTATGATATTGAACTTGTTGAAGAAGATGCACAAAGAAAAAGGCTTATCCAAAGCCATATGAGCATAGACACAACTATTCAATATTTAAAATCTATCGATCTATCAAAAGTTAAGAGAATCTATTTGATGCATCTGTCAGGTAGACATTCAAATGAAGAAGATTTTAAAAGAAGGGTACAGGCAGCAACGGGAAAAGTTGTTGAAGTGTGCCAAGAATAAAAAATAATACCCCACAGGGTATAGAAAGGTCATTATGAATGAATTAGATAAAAAAATTGCTAATGCAATGCACAGAATAGAATCTCTTTACTTTCAAACTGATGGTAAATGTTATGTGTCTTTCAGTGGTGGTAAAGACAGTACAGTGATATTAGCAATAATCAAGATGTGTGAGGATATATTAACGATACCACATAATGCTATACCTGCTGTATTTAGTGATACAGGTATAGAACTAGGTGCAACTAAAGATTTTGTAAGATGGGTTAAAAATAACTGGTATGAAAACGTTGAAATCATAAGACCTGAAAAAACATTTCCGTGGATTGTAAAAAACAAAGGAAAGCCAATGAAAAGCAAAATCAAAAGTCAATTCTTATCAAGGTATCAAAAAGGCAATAAATCAGAAAACATAATGCTGAATTTATTAGGTAAGAATAACAAACTGATCAAATCAAAAATTGCAAATAAAGATTTGCATTTGCTTCATCCTGATTTTGATATAAAAGTGAGCGATTCATGTTGTCTTATTTTAAAGAAAAAACCTTTTGAAGAATATAATGATGAGAATGAAATAAAAGGATATATCCTAGGAGAAAGAATAGCAGAGGGCGGAATAAGAGCAACTAGTGCATCAAAAAGAATTAATGAAGGTGGTAAGTTATGTACCAAGACAAAAGGTAAGTATATAGTCAAGTTACCGATTATTGATTGGACAGATGAAGATATAGAGCAATTTATTAATCAATATAACATTCCTTTGTCAAAAGCATATACAAAAGAAGGATATGAAAGAACTGGATGCTTCCTATGTCCGTTTTCATTACAGTTAGCCGATAATTTGGAAAGGCTATATAAATATGAGCCAAACAGATATAGGGCTGCAATGTTTTGGTTGAAGGATGTTTATATTGCACAAAATGCCATTCTTTCATTTGATAATCAGTATGAAAAAGATAGAAAAGAAAAATGGCAGAATGAATATGAACAAATGAGATATGAAATGTTAGAGAAATATCGACCTGAAATATCTTATAAGTTCAACAATAAACAAATTACAATAGATGAATTTTTATAGAAAGAAAGAGGAAAGAGAAATGGAAAATACAATGTTAAGAGATTTAGGAGAATATATTGAACAATTAGTTAATGGTCAGGTTGCCCCTGAAATTGTTGAACATGAAGGTGTTGATTATATCAGAACATCACATGGATATGAACAGCTTTGTAAACCTAAAACACATAAAATTGAAGTTAACAGCTTAAGTGGTTTAGTAAAGATGGTTAGAAATTCAGTTAGTGATTCTGAAGAAGTTTATGGTATTCATACACCGTTTATTGTTAGAGTCGATTTTAATTATATTGAGGTTATTAGTGCATTAAACGATGATAAAACAAGAAATTATCTTGTAGAAGCTAACCCGATGATTCCATCCCTATATATGGGGCAGCACCTATCAGTTGAAGAATTGATAATTTTGCTTTCAACTGCTTATATTCAAACAGATAATACACAAAAATTTATTGAATCACTTTCTTCATTAAGAGTTGTTGAAGAAGTTGAACTAAGTGATGATGGTGTTAGTCAAACTGTAACAGCTAAAAAAGGTGCATCAATGAATGTAAAGTTCCAGGTGCAGCCTATCGTTAAGTTGAAACCTATTAGAACTTATGAAGAAATTGAACAAGTAGAATCTAAGTTCTTATTTAGAGTGAATGGAAATGGAAATGTATGCTTGCGTGAAGCTGATGGCGGACAATGGAAATATGAAGTTCAAAAAAGAATAGTTGCTTATTTAGAAGAATATTTAAAAGATTTGATTGAAGAAAATAAAGTTGTTGTAGTTGGTTAGAGGTAAGAAAAATGGATGAATTAGTTAAAGCAAAAGATGTTAAAAAAATTGGTATTCTAGGAATCCAAAACGGACAGATCATAAAAAATATTGATTATGAATTAGAAAAAATCATTAAAAATATCAACGATATAAATACGGATGATAAGCCACGTGAATTAAATGTAAAAATTAAGATTATTCCTATTAACAATAAAAAGCAACTGGTAATTGAATGTACACCAACCGCTAAACTAAGACCACTTAATACGGTCCAATCAACATTATTTAATATCCAGGAAACCGATAAAGAAACTGGTGTTGTATTTAACAAATTACAGGAAATTACAGACGTAGCAGTAGGACAACTTAACATTGATGGAGAGGTACAGGAAGCACCCGAACCTATTTATATTGGTGTGGATATGTAAGAGGTAATCGAGATGTTAGAACAGTTAAAAGAGTTATTAGAAATGCAGCGTGTTCTTGATGAAGCGATTTTAAAAGAACATGGCAATATATATAATAAAAAGATTGCAGATCAAATGAAAATTGCTTTATTTGTTGAATTAGGTGAGCTGATGAATGAAATGCCTACTAAATTCAAGCATTGGAAAAAGACAGCCAAAGACAACCGAGAAAAAGCCCTTGTTGAATATGTAGATGCATTACATTTTCAAATGTCGTTATTTAATTATTATGAATGTGATATTTTTGAACCCTATCATAACTATTATGAAAAAGAGGAAGGCTATTTTTGCGATGATATTGGTAAGTGTCTTATTGATTCAGTTGAATCTTGCAGCTTTACCATAGGTCTATCATATTTGTTTGATTTAGGCTACATTCTAGGCTTCACATGGAGTGAAATATATGAAACATATAAAGCTAAGAACGCAGTTAATTATGAAAGGCTAAAAAATGGGTATTAATTATGATTTTATCAATTGATCCAGGGAATGAGTATTCAGCTTATTCCCTGCTAGATAAAAATTTAAAGCCTGTTAAATTTGGAAAAGTATTAAACCATGATTTATTAATAATCTTGGAAGAATTATTTTTAAGTGAATGTATAACAGATGTTGCTATTGAAATGATTGCATCGTATGGCATGGCAGTAGGCAAAACAGTGTTTGATACTTGTGTTTGGATTGGTAGGTTTTATCAGCTTATTAGTGAACGATCAAATATAAAACCTACATTCATATATCGTAAAGATGAAAAAATGTGTATTTGCGGAAATATGAAAGCGAAAGATTCTAACATTAGGCAAGCGCTAATAGATCGATTTGCAAATCATGATTTTAAGAACGGAAAAGGAAATAAAAAAAATCCTGATTGGTTTTATGGATTCAAAGCTGATGTTTGGGCTGCATATGCGGTTGGAGTAACATATCATGAATTAAAAAAAGAAATTTAAATTTTAGATTGTAAGAGTTTTTTAATTGAATAGGTATAAATTATCGGAAAGTTAAAAATCTCTTAACAGGCATTAAATAAATGAAAAAATAGAGGTGTTTATATGGTTTTGATCGTTATATTAATAATTGTCATTGTTATTTTACTGTTAACTGTAGATAAATTAATTCGTGAAAGGAACTATTGGAAACAGGTTGCTTATGAAAAGCAGCAAATAATGAATAAATGGTGGTATGAAGATAACTAAAAAAGATTTAGCAATGTATAAAGAAGCACAAGAAATTAAAACAGCCACGTGTAATATCACGCAGGCAAGGTTAAGACAAACAAAATACGGTTATTATCGCTGGAAGGCTTCAGGTCTTAGCATTTCAAAGTATCTTTACATTGCAGATAATGAAGATAAATTCTTCGGAAAGGAAAATGAGAATGTTAAATAAATTATGTTGTATTGGAAGGCTGACAAAAGACCCCGAATTGAGAAGAACACAACAAGGCACCGCAGTAGCATCATTCAATTTAGCTTGTAATCGAACATTTAAAAGTGCAGATGGACAGGAAGCGGATTTTATACCTTGTGTTATTTGGAATAAGGGGGCAGAAAATGTTGAAAGATATTGTTCCAAAGGATCGTTGATTGCAATTGAAGCTAGGATGCAGTCAAGAAGTTATGATAATTCACATGGACAAAAAGTATTTGTTCTTGAAGCAGTATGTGAAAGCGTTCAGTTTTTAGATAGTAGAAATAAAGAAAATAAAGCACCTGAGCAACAAAATAGTTTTAATGGTTCGAATAATAATTTTGATATATCAGAAGATGATATACAGTTTTAGAGGTGAGTATTGTGGCAAAGTCTGATAAAAAATACTACTGGTTAAGGCTGCAAAAGGACTTCTTCAAAAGGCACGATATAAGGATTGTTGAATCTATGCCAAATGGAAAGGATTATATACTGTTTTATTTGAAGGTTATATGTGAATCAGCAAATCATGGTGGAAATCTAAGATTTAGTGAAACAATACCATATAGTGAAGAAATGCTTGCAACTATTACTAACACAAATGTTGATGTTGTAAGAAATGCAATCAAGATATTTCAAGAGTTAAACATGATTGAAGTATTAGATAATGGAACGTACTTTATGCATGAAGTACAAAATATGGTTGGATATGAAACAGAGTGGGCAATAAAAAAGCGTGAATATAGAAAAAAAGTGAATGCCCAAAATGTATTGCAAAGTGAAAATAATGCAATTAAGGCATTAAAAGGTGGACAATATGAGGACAATGTCCTAAACGTAAGGACAATTAAAGGACAATGTCCTAAAAAAGAGGACAATGTCCGACAAGAGAAAGAGATAGAGAAAGAGATAGAGAAAGAGATAGAGAAAGAGATAGATATAAATAATAATATATATAATGCTCAGAGCGATAAAATCACTCATGAGCCAACACCTATCGAACCATCTATTATCACTATAACTTTAAATGACAAATCAGAATATCCGATCTATCAAAGTATGATTGATGAATGGAATGAACTATATCCAAATGTTGATGTACTTCAAGAGCTTAGAAAAATGAAAGGCTGGTCAAATGCTAATCCTGCAAAAAGAAAGACTAAAAAAGGAATTAAAAGATTTATTAATGCATGGCTCGCAAGAGAGCAGGACAAACCTAGAAAAATCCAACAACAAACTACAAAAGACTTGGCATCAAATTTAGATTTCAATGAGTTCTACTAATGACACCAAATGAATTTACTAAAGCTATGACATTTCTAGGTTTGAATTATAATAAAGGTTTTACAACCGAACATATACAAATGCTGTATCCGAGATTTGCTAGTTACAGTTATGAGCAAATCAAGGAAGCAATACGTAAATGTATCGATAATGAGAAGTACATAAACAATATAGCATATGACTTAGGGCAGTATTTGCCTTCTGTGGAGCAAAAAATGAATAAAGCGTTGGAATATGCCAATGACTTCAAAATGTGCCCTAGAACTAAAAAAATATGCCCACTTGATCCAGTATGGATATGGGCAGTAACTAACTTTGATTAAAAAGATGGGGATAGGAATGCTGAATATAATATTAACCATATTGTTGGTAATGGCTTTATTTACATTAGGTTGTTTTATTATATTGAATTCTCTTGAAGAAAGATATAGGGAATTGGAGGATGAAGAGAATGTTAAAGATAGAAAAGATTAAAGAAGAAATTTTAAATTTTAATCACGCAAATGATGCTTTGAGGTGTTATTTAGCAAGAGTAACAACAAAACAAAGTAATATAGATGGATGTTGTAGACCAAATTTACGTTGTGAAGAATGCTTAAAGGTGTCATTTATAGACTTATTAGAAGAATATAAAGAACCAATTAAATTAACTAAATTAGAACATGAGTATTTAAAGGAAGCAATAAAAAATGAATATATGTATATTGCGTGTGATGTAAATGGGCGCATATATTTTTATAAAGATAAACCTTTCAAGTCGCTTGATGAATGGATTGTTGCTAGCAATGATTGTCGTGGGATTTTAGATAGTTTATTAAATTTTGTTAAGTGGGAAGATGAAGAACCATGGGATATTGATAATATTCTAGCTAATTGTGAGGTGATTGAAGATGAAAAAAGTTAACATTGACAATCAATTGAAGCCATGTCCATTTTGTGGCAGTAAAGTAAATTCCTACAAAGGATTTGGAGGTTTGGTTTTTATTAAATGTAGTGTATGTGGAAGTATTACTTCGTTTGATAATGATCAGTATAAAGCTAAACCCTATAAGGCAATAAAATTATGGAATCGGAGGTCTAGATAATGCCTAAATATAGAAAGAAACCTGTAGTTGTGGAAGCGTTCAAGCTTGGTTGTGAAGAATATCCAAGTTGGTTTTATAAAAAGGTTCTCGAACATGAGATTATTGCTCATATTGAGGGGTATGTCGAAATTATAACATTAGAGGGGCGTATGACTGCAAGCGTTGGTGATTACATAATAAAAGGCGTGCAAGGTGAACTTTATCCATGCAAGCCCGATATTTTTCTTAAGACTTATGAGGAGGTAATTGAAGATGGAAATTAAAAACGCACAAATTAAAAATACATCATTAGGAACATGTGCTCATGGTATTTTTTCTTTTATTTTAACCTTGGAAATAAGCGGAGGATTCTCTGTTAATTACGGATTAATTGCACTTGATGATTATTCAAAAACTGAGGATAAACGAATTGGCAGTTCTATAGGCATGCAGTGCATTATGGACATTATGAAAGTTGTCGGTGTTGATAATTGGGAAGAGCTGAAAGGAAAATATATTCGTATTGTCGAAAACGGTTTGGGACTTCCAATTAATGTGATTGGAAATTTAATGGATGATATTTTCTATGATATAAAAACTTTAAAAACACTAAAACTAAAGGAAGTGGCAAAAGATGGGAATTTGGATTAGAAGTCAAGATAAAAAATCATTATTGTTGTGCAAATCTTTTGATGTAGATTGCAATAACGATAATTATATTATTTTGGCTAATTATGAATTAAAAAATAATGAAAAACTTTACTCCCCAATAGGTTATTATTCGTCAGTAGAAAAAGCGGTTTTAGTATTGGATATGATACAAAAATATATCGAAACACATAGCAATGATGTATTTCAAATGCCACGAGATATTATAATCGACGACGAGGTTTAAATAATGAGATTTTTAACAATGTTAGCAACAAAATGTAAAGTGTGTAAAAAACGAAGCATTTGTAATTATAAAAGAATGGTAGCTTGTGCATTAGCTGAATTACCACTACAACATCATGCGGATTATGCTATGGATATGAAAGCTGATTATGTTGCACCAATGATTAGAAAAAGAGATTTAAGAGATATTTATATTAGTGAAAATGTAAAAGTAACTATTTATCTTGAAGATGTTAAAAAGGAAATTGCAAACCAATTTTATAACCCGTTAAGAGTTGGAAATATAAAATAATGAGGTGGAAGTATGAGTAAATATCAAGAAGCAAAAGACAATATAGTTAATACACTTGCTAGACAAATTGATTATAAAACATATAAAAATTTATATAGTGAAGATTTTGATACTCTACAAGAATTAGTTGATAAAGCAACGCCTAAAAAGCCTGTACGTGTTTGTTGCGGACCAGAAGAAGAATGGGATAATGAAGAGGAATTTTATAATTGTCCTAATTGTGGAGAACCTTTGCCTTATAATTTTGATTATGACTATCCAATTAAAAATAAATGTTGCTTAGAGTGTCAACAAGTTTTAGATTGGAGTGGATTTGATGGAAAATAATGTTGCTGATGAAGTGTTAGAAAAATTATGTAAAAATGGTGTAATTGTTTATGACAAGTTACCAAAAGATTGGAAAATAATAAAAGATGCAACAACTAATCCAAAAGGGTATAAATGGATTAATAATGGAAAATCACGTTTTAGTAAAAATTATAAACAAGGATTGTTAAAGGTGAAAGAAAATGTTGAGTAAGGAAGAGCAATTGAAATTAGAAACAGAGTTAATTCTTTTATTAGATGAATTATGTTCTGATTGTATGTTGTATAGAGGCGTTAAGGAAAAATATGTAATAGCAAGTACGCTATTTAGAGGTAAGTTTGCATTGGGTCGTATCGTTGATTGCAACCATATCTATAAAGCGATTGAGGAGAGCGGAAAGCAATGTTTATCGCCTAGAGAAGCATTTAAAATATTTGTGGCTAAGGGGTGGATTTGATGTTTAAGAAAATAAAAGAATTCTTTAAATTAAAATGCCCCAATTGTGGTGGGGAGATGTGTTCTATTTTTTTAGATATGGAAATAGACAAGGTTGTTTATAAGTGTAAAAAATGCGAAAAGGAGTGGATATGATGGGAAGTGAGCAAGATTGGAAATTTGACAAAAAGAAAGCTAGTAAAGCATTGCAAGAATTGTCTTGTCATATCCTTAACCCTTTTAATGATGATAATGTGTTTGAGTTAGTTAGAGTTATTACTTATTGTATGGATTTAGAAAAACAATTAGACAAAGCGTGTGAACAATTAGAAAAATTCGATGACCGTTTAGTCGAATACAATATTGGAGATAGTAATGAAGTAATGGCAAAAGAAGAATGGAAAGAGTGGTGTAAGGAAAATGCTCAATAACGAAGAAAAAGAATTTATCTATGATGAAGAGTTTTATGATCTGTTTGTTGTAGATAAAATCTGCACTGACTGTTGTTATGAATGGGGATGCAGGGAAGAAAAGAAAATCGGTACATGTGAAAAATGCCAATTGATTATAAATTTAAGAAATGAATATGTTAAACCCTCAAAGGAGGCAAAAGAAAATGACTGACAAAGACTTAAAAAAAGCAAATGAACTAAAGGAGCAGATTGGGGAACTTGATTTATTTCTAATTACTGCTAGAAATATTCGGACAGGAAAAATGGTTATAAAAAAACCTAGATTATCTTTTGTTGCTAATGGCTACGGAGTATTTACAAGTAAAGAATTCAAATTGAATAATAGACTAAAAAATAAGGTTGTAGAAGTATTAGAAACAGAATTAATAGAATTAAAAAAAGAATTAGATGCTATATAAAGCGAGGAAAAAGAAAATGTTGAGTAAAGAAGAATATCTAACGCACTTAGATTATGGAGTAAAGACTTGTCCTGCTATCCGTGATGCATTTAAGGAGTTGATCAATGAACATTTTAAACCAAAAGAAAATACATCGGAATTTAAGCACTTTAAGCTACATAGCGATAGTAGTTTAAAAAATCTAACGAAAGTTGAATTAATAGACTACATTAAGATGCTATATCATAATTGGGGTGTTTGCGATGAGCAATTAAAAAGAATTATTGATAAAGCAAAAGAATTAAGTGATTCGAATGATGAACTAAGAAGACAATTATATTTTATTGAACCATACAAATTTGAAGATTTGAAAGTTGGTATGTGGGTTTATGATATTAAAGTAAAATGGTTATTTAAAATTGCTTCTGTGGATATAGGGATTGAAGCTTTAAAGCACTATGTATTTATAGTTGAAAATAGAGACGGAAGCACTTCTTTAATAAATTTCGAAGAAAACCGTTTCTTTCCAGTGCAACGCGCTAATTGGAATGGAAGTGAAAGATGATGGAACACAAAAAAGTACTGATGATTAAATTATTGAATCTTTATGAGCAGAGGCAGTTTGTAAAACCTAAATGTTCAAAAATCATCATTGATGAATATATTAGAAAATTGGAAATTGAGTTGGGGGTACTGCTTAACAATGGTAAAAACGATTACTAAAAAAGAAGCTGAACAGCTTATCAATGATACTGTTTCAAAAACGGTTAATGAGTTATTAAAGCAAAAAATGATTAAAAAAAGTGATATGAATACATATCAAAAAACAGAGCAGCTTTTATATAATTACAACAATTTCAAAGAAGTTGTAAAGGATAAACAAGAAATGATTGAACAAATTAAACAAGTTGGAATATCAAAAACAAGCTGTTCATTTCTTCCTATGCCCCAAGATACTGGGTTTAAGTATATACCATCAGAACAGGAAAAGAATGATGCTGCTATTGCTGAATTAGAATCATCTATTGCAGTTACATCAAACTTTATAAAGTTGATTGATAATGCTTTAAAGACAATTAAAGATGATCCTTATTACAAGGTTATTGAAGAATGTTATTTTGATGGTAAGAAGCATAGTGCAGTTGCTAATGAATGGGTGACACCTATTGATGAAACAACTATAGGAAGAAATAAAAATAGACTTATAAAGAAACTGTCAATTTATTTATTTAGTGATGATGTGATTAAAGAATTATATTTATAAAAAAAGATGTCCTTATTGGACATTTTTTATATCATTTTTATCAAAAAATATAACACACTTGACAACTTGCATTTTTAGTGCATTTTCTTGTCATGGTTTTTGCATATTTTAATGATATAATGATTATAGTGAATAAATATAGTTAAGGTATATGTGTTGTGAGGGGTTACTCTTCACATATAAAACAGTATATAAGAACAATGGGTTATCAAATATTTTGGTAGCCTTTTTTGTTTGCTGATTTGATACAACTATTAATTAATATTACAAATAATAATGCCAGCTATAAAACAATGATTCCCGTGTGAAGTGTTTTTTCATTTTGAAATTATTCTCCTGAATTTTTATAAAATCTAATATTAATAGTTGTATCTAATGAGTGAATAAACGTGAGTAGAATAAAAGAAAGGAAGTGGCATTGATGAATTATAAATTGACACCTAAACAAAAATTATTCGCTGATGAATATTTAATTGATCTTAATGCCACTAGAGCATATAAGGCAGCTTATAAGAGCGTTAAGAAGGATGAAACAGCAAGAACAAATGGAAGTAGAATGCTAACAAATGCTAACGTATCAAAATATATTAAAGAGCGTATGAATGAGCGTTCTAAACGTACAGAAATAACGCAGGACAATGTTTTAAAAGAATTAGCTACAATAGCATTCGCAAAAGTAACTGACTTTGTAACGATAGAAAACGGTGTTGTAATAGTAAAAGATACGAAAGATATACCAAAAGATTTGCTACCTGCCATTGCTTCGATCAAAGAAGGTAAAAATGGTATTGAAGTAAGTTTTTATAACAAAGATAAGTCACTGGAACTGTTGGGTAGGCACTTGGGTATGTTTAATGACAAAATAGAAGTATCGGGAACTATCAATAATCCTATGGAAGGATTGACAACTGATGAATTGAAGAAGCTGATAGATGATGATTGATAAAGCAATGATTAAACTTCAAGCAAAGATAGAACTTGCAAAGCGTGAGTTCTTTTATTTTTGCAATTTAAAAGCGCCTGATTTCTATAAACGTGATAGAAAGTATTTAGTTGATTTATGCAATGACTTACAAGCATTCTATGAATCTGATGAATATGATGCGCTTATCATCAATGAGCCACCTAGACATGGAAAATCAAGAACTGCCAGCTTGTTAGTTGAATGGATATTGGGAAAAAATCAAGATGAAAAGATTATGACTGGTTCATACAATGAAACATTATCAACTATGTTTTCTAAAAATGTTCGTAATGGAATCATGGAAACAAAAGCTGATCCAATGAAACCTGTATATAGTGATGTATTCCCAAATGTAAGAATCAAGCGTGGTGATGGTGCTATGAACTTATGGTCATTAGAAGGTGGTTACAATAACTATCTTGCTACTTCACCAGGTGGAACTGCAACTGGGTTCGGTGCTTCTTTGCTAGTGGTTGATGATTTAATTAAATCTTATGAAGAAGCGTGTAACGAAGCTACAAAAGAAAAACACTGGGAATGGTTCACTAATACCATGCTTTCACGTTTAGAAGAAGGTGGAAAAATTATTATTATCATGACTAGATGGGCAAGTGATGATTTAGCAGGTAAAGCATTAGAGGAACTGCCTGAAAGTGGCTATAAAATTAAGCATATAAACATGAAAGCATTACAGGACGATGGAACTATGCTATGCGAAGAAGTCCTTTCACGTAAGAGTTTTGAAGCCAAAAAGAAAGTAATGGGTGAAGATGTTGTTAGCGCAAACTATCAGCAAGAACCTATTGACTTAAAAGGTCGTTTATATACGTTATTTAAAACATATGATGGTGAGTTGCCGCAGTTTAAATATATCAAGAATTACACAGATACAGCCGATACAGGTAATGATTATCTTTGTTCGATTAATTATGGGGTTACATTCCAAAATGAAGCCTATATTCTTAATGTTTTATACACTAAGGAAGGTATGGAAGTAACAGAGCCAGCACAGGCTAAAATGATGTTTGAAGATGAAGTTAATATAGCTGATATAGAATCGAACAACGGTGGTAGAAGTTATTCAAGAAATGTTGAAAGAATTATGAGAGAAAGATATAAGACAAATAAAACAGTCTTTAGACCATTTCATCAAAGCAAAAACAAGGCTGCTAGAATACTTTCTAACAGTACATGGGTTATGGAACATATATATTTCCCTCATAACTGGAAACATAGATTTCCTGAATACTATGAAGCCATGATGAAATATCAAAAGGAAGGTAAGAACAAACATGATGATGCACCTGATGCTACAACTGGAATTGCAGAAAAGATAAACAAAGGTGAAATCTATTCATGGGATTAGAGAGGTGAAAAAATGAAAAAGGTTATAAGAATAGAAAGATTTTTAAATGAGTTTAATATTGAATTTAATGAACCTGATACTTACTTTTTGGTATATGAAGATGGTTCAAGAACAGTTGTAAGCAAAAAAGAAGCTGACTATCAATTTGAACTTCTTCAAAATAGAAAACAAAACAATATGAAAGTTAATGTTCTTGGAACTGAATATGATGTTAATGTATTGGAAGAACCTGATGAATATATGAAAGATAATATGCTTCAAGGATATTGTGATAATACAAGTAAAATCATTGTTGTATGCCCTTATGACAATGATTCAGATGATAAAGAAAAATTAAAAGATAACATTTTAAGACATGAATTGATTCATGCCTTTTTATTTGAAAGTGGAATTGATGCAGGTACGCTATTTCACAATGAAGAATGTGTTGATTTCTTTGCAATACAATTTGAAAAGTTGGCAAAGATTTTTGAAGATGCAAACTGTAAGGGGTGATTAAATGCTTAATGCAATAAGAAAAGGAGTGAGTTGGTTGGATGCTAAGTTGAATAATCCATTAGAAGAAACAGCAAATAACTTGAAGTGGCTTGAATTAGAATTGGAAGCGTGGCTTAATTCTAAAGAACGTGCGGATCAAATAAAGGCGGATATGTATTATAGAGATATACAAGATATAGCTAAATACAAGCGTATGGCAATTGGTGAGGGTGGCGAACTTGAAGAAGTTAAGAACTTACCAAATCATAAAGTAATAGATAATCAATATAAAAGGCTCGTCAATCAGAAAGTTAATCACTTGGTTGGTAAGCCTTTTACTGTTAATACCAATAATAAAACGTATGTTGATATGTTAAATAAATATTTTAACAAGAAATTCATGAAAACATTAAAAAGTGTTGGTAAAGATGCTAATAATGGCGGTGTTTCTTATTTATATCCTTACTATGATAACAATGAATTAAAGTTTAAACGCTTTAAGTCATATGAAATCAAAGTGTTTTGGAAAGATGATGAACACAATGAAATAGATTTCTTTTGGCGTTATTATAGAAAGCCTGTACGTTTTTCAAATGGAAGTGTTGAAGATATTCAGCATTTAGAAGTATATACATTAGAGGGTGTACGTTATTACATCTATAAAGGCGGTACATTGCTTTATGATAAGTTGAAAGGTGCAACTACTTACAGCTATTTAACATATACTTCATCAGTTGGTAATGAGGTTGTAGAAGAACAGCATCTTTCTTTTGAAAGAATACCACTTATCCCTTTTAAGGTTAGTGACATTGAAGAACCGCTTTTAAAGCGTGTCAAATCACTTCAAGATGGTATTAATACAATTACAACTGTATTCACAAATAATATGCTTGAAGATAGTCGTAACACCATTCTTATTATTATGAATTATGATGGTGAAAATCTAGGAGAATTTAGAAGAAATCTTTCAACTTATGGTGCAATTAAGGTAAGGAACACTAATGAAGAAAAAGGTGGTGTTGATACCTTACAGATTGAAGTAAATGCTGAAAACTATAAAACAATCCTTGAAATGTTTAAAAAGGCACTTATTCAAAACGGTGGCGGTGTAGACGTTACTGAACTAAGAGCATCAGGAACGCCTAATCAAATGAATATTCAGTCAATGTATTACGATATTGAATTAGATACCAATGATACTGAAACTGAATTTCAGTATTCTATGGAGCTGTTAAAGTGGTTTATCGACTTTGACATCAACTATCAGGGTAAAGGTAATTTCTTTGATGAAAAAGTTGAATTTATCTTTAACAGAGATATGCTGCAAGATGAAACTTCAATTATTGATAATTTGGTTAAATTAAAAGGTATTATTAGTGATGAAGATATTATCAAGCAACTTCCTTTTGGCGATTCTCAAAAGTTAATTGAAAATGTGAAGAAACAAAAAGAAGAACAAAGGCATGAAGTATTAAAAGAGTATGCGAATGCTTTTGTAAATAATCCACAGAATAATCCACAAATCAACAATGAAGGTGATGAATAATGCCTGGTAGTGATTATTGGAAAAAGAGATTTGAACTGCTTGAAGATGCCATGAATAACAAGGGTGCGCAATATATGAAGGATTCAGAAGCAATATATCGTAAAGCCATAAGTAACACTGAAAAAGAGATTTCGAGGTGGTATACACGTTTTGCTGATAACGAAGGTATAAGCTATCAAAGAGCGGTTGAAATGCTAACTGGTGATGAATTAAAAGAATTTCATATGGATGTTAAAGAATATATACAAAAAGGAAAAACGTTAGGTGTATCTGATCAATGGTCTAAGGAATTAGAACGTGCATCTACAAAGGTCCATATTAGCAAGCTGGAATCCTTGAAACTGCAAATGCAGCAACAGGTTGAGGAATTGACAGGAAAGAAAGCTAAGGGCATTACTGATCTTATGAGCGATATATATAGCGATACCTTTTATAAAACAGCTTTTGAAATTCAAAAAGGCTTTGGTGTAGCTGCTAATTTTGCTAAGTTGGATAAGAAAGTTGTTGATAAGATCCTTGTTAAACCATGGGCATCTGATGGTTCAAACTTCTCAGAACGTATTTGGGGAAGTCATAGAGCGCAGTTGGTGAACAAATTGCACGAGGGGTTAACAATTAATCTTATACAAGGGAAACCGCCTGATAACTTAATAAAGGAGATTGCAAATACATTTGAAGTTGATAGAAAACGTGCTGCTACATTGGTATTTACTGAAAAGGCTTATTTTCAATCAATAGCACAACGTGATTCGTTCAAAAATTTAGGCATTGAAGAATATGAAATTGTTGCTACATTGGATACTAAAACATCAGAGATATGTCGAGAAATGGATGGTAGGCATTTTAAATTAAGTGACTATCAGATAGGTTTAACTGCTCCGCCTTTTCATCCGAGATGCAGAACTGCAACCGCTCCGTTCTTTGATGATGAATTTGAAGATGAAGTGAAACGTGCTGCAAGGGATGAAAATGGTGACTATTACACTGTACCAGCAAACATGAAGTATGATGAATGGTATAGAGGGTTTGTTGAAGGAGATAAAAATACTCTTGATAAATTGAAACCAACAAAGAGTGCTAAAAAAGTTGAATCAATAAGAACGTTTGATGGTATAATAAAAATACCTAGTAGAAGTTATGATGATATTATTGAATATATTGCTAATATCGATGATACTTCTTTTAATTCAAATGTTAAAATTAAAATTGGTGATGAAGATAATATTTTGAAAGATATAATGGACGTAGTTGGTGCTTCGGGACTTCCAAAATCAATAAGTGAAGATGAATTTAATGTCTTAATAGAAAAGGGGCAACAGGCTTTATATCGAGGTGTTACTGATGAAAAGTTTGTAAAAGAATTTTTAGAAGGAAATGTATTTGTGGGACTAGGGGTTAATGGTAGTGGCATTTATACATCTAGTAGTAGAAAATACGCATTAAGATATGCAAACGAAATTGATGATAATGTAATGAAAATGCTGATAGATGACAAAGCTAAAATAATACCTATTGACAAATTATACAAAGATAAAAAATCTTTTATTAAATACATAGAATCAAAATTCAATGGTAAAAAGAAAGATAAAATATTTAAAATCATTGCTAATAATGGAAAATTTGCTATATTGAATGGTTATGATGTCATTGATTTTGGTATGCATAAACTTGTTTTGAATAGAACTGTATTAAAGGTGGTGAGATATGATGGAAAAAATTAAAAGATTTTATGATCGATATTCAGACAGCGAAGAATATGGTAGGATACTTTCAAAAACAGCACCACCAGAAGTTGTAGAATGTTTTTGTAAGTATTATAATTCGTATTTGTTTGATGAAAATATGTCACCAGTAGAGGATATTCTTGACAAGACAAGAGAATACCTTGCTAAAAATGGATATGAAGAATATGTTAAAGAAGCGGATAAAAAATATTTAGAATTTATGGAAAGTATATTTGTTTAGGGCACTCACAATGAAATGAGTGCTTTTTTTATCCAAAAATTTAGAAAGGGGTGAAAGAGTGGATATTAAACTTACACTGGAAAACAAACAATTATATCCAGCAGTTGTTAATTTAAGGCAATTTTCAAATAATACGGATATATTAAAATTTGAAATGTCTGATTATATGTATGAAACAACTGATTTATCAAAACTGTACTGCTATGCGGTTTGTGATATGGGTGGAGAAATTGACGAAGTTAAACTTGAAACAGAAGTTGTAGAAAGTAAGCTAAAGATAACTTGGAAAGTTACTGGCTATACTACACAACAGGATGGGCATATCAATTATCAAATTGTATTTAAAAACCTTGATGAAGAACAAACTGTTTTGTGGTTTTCATATCAGGGGATTGTTTTTGTTAACAGTTCAATTGATGCGGATGGATACATAGCGGCTAAATACCCATCTATCCTGCAACAGTGGGAAAAGAGAATGAATGATGCAGATTTTAATTATAATCAAGTTCTCGAAGAAGCAAAAAGGCAAACCCAGCTTGCTGCTGAAGAAGTGAAAAAAGCTGAACAGGAAGTAGCAAAAGCGAAAGAACAAGTTCGTATTGCAACAGAACAGGCTAAAAATGCTACTTCTGAAGCAAATAGGGCTTCTTCCAACGCTGATAAAGCTAAGAGTGAAGCTGATAGAGCAGAAACAATGAAAGATGCCATAAACAAACTTATTGGATATGAACCAGTAGATGCGATTGGCATGGAAGTAGCACAGGCGCGTGGTAAATATGATTTATTAGGTGAACGACTTGATGCAATGGATGAAAAAGTAATAATCCAAGAGAAAGATGGAAGTACCAAATCAGCAGCATTTAAATTTATTGTTACTGATGAAATAAAAGTACCTGCATCTAATGAAATAAAAGTAAGCCCGAATATGGGGATTAAATTAGAAGACTAGGAGGAAATAAAAGAATGTCTAAATTAAATAAAGTAAGAGTACAACTGTTAGATGAGGAAACAGGCTCAGTATTAGAAGAAGTAGATGTTATGACAAGTGCTGATGCAGTGAGTTTTGCTGACGGTCAAACATTTCAGCAAAAACTAGATGCTGGTTTATTAAAAGGTCAAAAGGGCGATACGGGTGCGATAGGACCTAAAGGTGATACTGGACCTCAAGGAGAAACAGGACCTAAAGGTGCGACAGGCGATGTTGGACCTAAAGGAGAAAAAGGAGACACGGGTGAAGGATTTAGTATCTTCAAAACATATGCTTCTGTTGCTGCAATGAATGCTGATAAAGCAAATGTGCAACAAGGGAAATTTGTATTAATCGCTTCAAATACAGAAGATGTTGACAACGCTAAACTATATGTAAAAGGTGCAACTGATTTTACATTCTTAACCGATTTGTCGGGGGCTCAAGGTATCAAAGGAGAAAAAGGTAATACTGGGGCAACAGGTCCACAAGGACCGCAAGGTCTTAAAGGAGATACTGGAGCAACAGGTCCACAAGGATCTCAGGGTCCAAAGGGAGATAAAGGAGATACAGGAGAAACGGTAAGAGTTGGTACAGATTATTCAACAGCAACTCAAGCAAAACTGTTTTTTAAATTAATTAATTAAAAGGAGAAAAAAGAATGGCAATTAAAAAGGGTCAAATGACCGATAATGAAACGGGAGATTTATTATACTTTCAAACATCTTATGATATGGTTACAGATAAGCCTACAAATTTTCCACCTTCAAGCCATAATCACGATGATCGTTATTACACAGAAGCCGAAATGAATACCAAGCTAACCGCAAAGCTTGATACAACTGGTAATGCAAGCAATGTGACTAATACTTTTACACAAGCCAGTACACTTGCAAATTTAACAACTGGTGAAAAATTAAGTGTTTCATTTGGTAAAATTATGAAAGCAATTGCTGATTTGATTTCTCATATTGGGAATAAGTCAAATCCTCATGCGGTTACAAAGTCACAAGTTGGATTAGGAAATGTTACTAATGATGCCCAAGTTAAAAGAAGTGAAATGGGTGTGTCTAGCGGTGTAGCAACACTTGATACAACTGGTAAAGTACCTAGTTCCCAATTGCCTAGTTATGTTGATGATGTACTTGAATATACAAATAAAGCAGGCTTCCCTACAACTGGGGAAAGCGGGAAAATCTATATTGATAAAGCAACAAATATTACCTATAGATGGAGCGGTACCACTTATGTAGAAATTAGTCCATCGTTGGCATTAGGTGAAACTTCAAGCACTGCATATCCAGGTAATAAAGGAAAAACAACAACAGACAATGTTAATGCGATTTTAGCAGGTACAAAAATTGTACCTAAAGCAACAGATGCGAATACATTAGATGGTAAAGATTCAACTAATTTTGCCAGTGCAGCCGATTTAGCTAAGAAACTAGATAAATCAGGCGGTACTATGGAGGGTGTTTTTAATGTAGATACTCTTTATTTTAAAGTCAATACTGCTAGCGGATATAGACAAGCCTTTGGGACTGTACGAGGTGGTTTATTGGCCCTGGGCTCTGATGAATTAGTAGCTTGCTTGTATGGTTATGATAAGAATCAAAAGCCGCAATGGGTATACAAAGAAGGTTCGAACTATGTGTTTAAAGATTTAGCACTTAAAGATGATATTTACCCTGTTGGCGCTATCTATATGAGCGTTAGCCCAACTTCGCCCGCGTCTTTATTTGGTGGAACGTGGACATCGTGGGGAAGCGGCAGAGTACCTGTTGGTATTAATTTAAGCGATAGTGATTTTAAAACCGCTGAAAAAACGGGCGGAGAAAAAGAACATACATTGACTGTCGATGAAATGCCGAGACATAATCATACTATTTCGAACAGGCTATCAGGTTCTCAAAGTTTGTCGGGGGATTATGGAGCATATTTATTAGCAGGAACCAACAACAGCTGGGTCAAGGATACGGGCGGAGACCAACCACATAACAACCTGCAGCCATATATAACCTGTTATATGTGGAAACGAGTTTCTTAAAGGGGGATAGATATGAGAGTTTTTAATAAAGACAAAACACAGGAATTAAAAGAATATGATTTAAATAAAGGACATTTGGAACTAGATAAATTATTTATTAGACATCACGAAGCTGTAGAAGAAATTAAGGAACAATGGCACTACGAAACTATTGCGGAATATCCGAATGGTGGTAGAGATGTATCAAAAGTTATTGACGTTCCTTATCAAGCTCCTCAAGAAGAGTATGACGAATATGAAGATATTTATGTTTATATTCCTTATACATATGAAGAACTTGAGGAATTAAACAAACCTAGTGAATTAGAAATATTAAAACGAGAACAAGAAGTAACAGCACAAGCTGTTCAAGATTTAATTTTAACAATGATGGGTGGTGAGTAAAATGGCGAATTTTTTAGTTTACAGAATCTTAGATGAAAAATTAACGTATGACAAAGTACCTCAAGCATTAAAAACAGAAGTCAAACGAATTTTAATTGAACTAGGACATGAAGAATTGATTAAATAATAAGGCACTCATTTGATATGGGTGCTTAAAATTAAATAACTATTGATAACTAAGACATACCTTTGTGGTGTGTCTTTTTTATATATCGGTCAAAACAAGACCTAAACATGAAAATTCATTGGTGGCAGTAACCACCTAAAAAAACTTAACAATGAAAGGATGAAATAAATATGAAAACAGCATTTTTAAAAGGATTGGGATTAGAAAAAGAAGTCATTGATGAAATCATGGCTGAAAACGGTAGGGATGTTGAAGCTGAAAAAACAAAAGCAAAGGATCTTCAAACACAACTTGATACTGCTAATAACACGATTAAAGAACGTGATAAGCAGTTAGAAACATTAAAAAACAGCCCTGATAACCCTGAAGAATTAAAAAAACAGATTCAACTGTTACAGGATGATAACAAAGCTGCTAAAGAAGCACATGAAAAAGAAATGAAAGATTTGAAAGTTGCTAATGCACTTGAAAAAGCATTAACAGAAGCAAAAGCAAAGAATTCTAAAGCGGTTCAGGCATTATTGGAATTAGGTGATGATGTTGAACTTAATGAAGATGGAACTATCAAAGGACTTGATGAAAAGATTAAGGCTTTGAAGAAATCTGATGCTTATATGTTCAATGATGATAAACAAACGGTAAAGATTGATGGTGCTAAACCAAATGCATCACCAAATGATCCTGCTAATCCAAATCCAGCACGTGATCCTAACAAACCAAAAACTTATGAAGATTTTGTTGCTGAATTAGAAGCACAGAACAATCAAGAATAGAAAATTAGAAAGGAAGATTTTTATTTATGAACACAAAATTTGATTCAAAATCATTTAATCCTGAAGCATTCGGGAAATACGTAGAAAGCGTACCAAGATTAAAAAGAAATGAGATTTTAAAAAGTAAAGCAGTTGTGGGCTCTCAAACATTAGCAGAATTATTTGCATCACAAACTGGGTCACACTATGCAAGAATTCCAATGTTTGGACAAGCTACTGCTAACGTTGTTAACTACGATGGTAAAACAAATATTGAAGCTGATGGCTCAACAACTTTCGAACGTGGAGTATTTACATTAGGTAGAGCTTTCGCAAAAACTGAAAAAGACTTTTCTTATGATATTACAAGTGGAGTTGATTTCTTATCACAAGTAGGTAATCAATGTGCATCTATCATTGATGAAATTGATCAAGATATCTTATTAGCAATCTTAAAAGGTATCTTTGCTATGACTGGTGCAGAAAACTTAAAATTTGTTAACGGTCATACTTACGATGTAACAACTAAAGGTGAAGGTGTTGTTGAAGCACCAACTTTAAATAACGCTATTCAACAAGCATCAGGTCAAGATAAAGATAAATTCACTCTAGCTATTATGCATTCACAAATTGCTACAAACTTAGAAAATATGCGTTTGTTAAAATATTTAACTTATACTGATGCAAATGGTATTACAAGAGATTTGGCAATTGCTACATGGAATGGTAGAACAGTTATTATTGATGATTCTGTACCAGTTGAAGATATTTATACATTAACTAAAGATGTTGATGTAGTACCTGGTAAAACTTATTACACTAAAAAAACAAGTACATATGAAGTTGTATCAGAACCATCAAAAGAAAGCATTGCGACTTATTATGAATTATCAGTAAATTACACAACTTATGTGTTTGGTGATGGTGTAATTGAGAAACAGCCTTTACCAGTAAAAAAACCTTACGAGATGTCACGTGATCCTAAAACAAATGGTGGAGAAGATACTTTATATCATAGATGGCGCAATGCATATGGTGTCAAGGGTATTTCATATGAAAAGAAATCACAAGCATCATTATCACCTACTAATGAAGAATTGGCAAAAGGTACTAATTGGGTATTAGCAAATGATGGTGAAAGTAAACCAACATATTATGATCACAAGGCGATTGCTATTGCACGCATCATTTCACGTGGTTAATGCTTATGTTTGAAACAATCAAAGATGAAGTAATTAAAAGGCTTGATTCACTTAATTACAAGGTAAATGAAGAAAAAGATAGCTTTGTATTGAAGTTCATCATTGATAAAGTTGAACAGGATATTAAAAATAAGACAAATCAAAGTGAAGTTCCTAGTGGACTTCATTTTGTTTTTGTTGAACGTGTTTGTGGTGAGTTCCTAAATGGTATGCGCAGTTCAAATATGCTTTCTGATGAACAGATTGAAGCTACAGTGACTGCAATTAAAGAGGGTGATACACAAGTATCATTTGATAAAGATTCTTCACCACAAGCCGTTTTTGGTGCTTATTTGAAATATCTAATGAATTATGGTAGTGATGATTTTGCTAAGTATAGAAAGTTTGTGTGGTGATTCATATGAATGCAGTTAGAAAAGCATTAGAAAGTATGTACAAAGATACTTGTACTATCTATGAAAATCAAAAAATTAAAGATCCTAATACTCATGTAACAAATTTTAAAGAAGTTGAAGTATTAAAAGACATAAAGTGCAGATTGTCATTTTCAAATGTGACAAGCGCTGAAAAGGGTGATGCGGTGACTATTGCGCAGGTTACAAAACTATTTATTGCGCCTGAAATAAATATCAAAGCAGGATCTAAACTGGTTATTACCCATGAAGGAGTTACTACTGAATACATAAGAAGCGGTGTTCCTGCCATACATTCAAATCACCAGGAAGTAGTTATTGAATTGTTTAAGGAATACGCATAATGGCTAAATGGGGAAACTGTGATTTTAAACAGCTTCAAAAATTACAAAAGAAAATGGAGAAGTTTGAAAAGGCTGATCTTGAACAGTTTTGTGAAATGTGTGCTAAACATTTAGCTGCAAGACTTTTAGCAAGAGTTATTAAAGCTACACCCGTTGATACTGGCACATTAAAACGTTCTTGGAGTGAAGAAAATAAGAATGTTTATGTTGAATATAAGGGTAATGAATTTATATGTGAAATTATCAATTCAACGGAATATGCAATTTATGTTGAGTATGGACATAGACTAAAAGGGCATAAAGGCTGGGTTCATGGTTATTTTATGTTGGAAAAATCAACACTTCAACTGGACTTACAAGCACCAAGAATTATTGAAAAATTACTAATGAAGAAATTGGGTGAGATATTCAATGATTAATGAAATTATGGATGCTATCGCTATTAAACTGCATGAAGTATATGGTGATGAATACGAAATACATCAAAATGATATTAAGCAAGGTTTGCAAGAGCCTTGTTTTTTAATTACTCTTATTGACAGTGAAAAAGAGAATCTATTAAATTTGCGTTCTAAGCGACTTTTACCGTTTGATATATTATTCTTCTCTAGCAGTGGAAAAAATCAATGTCATAGCGTTTCTGACACGCTTATGAATATGTTAGATATGATCAAATGTATTGACGGTGATTTACTTCACGGTACAAAAATGAGAAGTGAAATCATTGACGATGTTCTTCATTTCTTTGTCAGCTTCAATTATATAGCAGTAGTTAAAGAGGAAGAAACTGGATCAATGGAAACATTGGAAGTTAGCAGTAATACAAAGGAGTGATTATATGGCTAACACTAAAACAAAAACGATTCAAAAAAAACAGGATGCATCTTTTTACAAGGATGCATTTTTAAATTCTAAAGTATTTAGAAATAAAAAGGATTTATTAAATGCCATTTTAGAAGATGGTAAAAAATATACAACTAAAGAAGTCAATGACTTGTTAAAAAAAGAATTGGAAAGAAAGGTGGAATGTTAAATGTTAGGTGGCGGAACTTTTAATGCACAAAATAAAAAATTGCCTGGTACTTATATCAATTTTGCAAGTGCATCTAGAGCATCTGCATCGCTGTCTGATCGTGGTATCGTTGCAATACCATTATTAATGGATTGGGGTGCAGCAGATGAGGTTTTTGAAGTATCAAACGAAAAGTTTGTAAATAATTCATTGAAAATTTTTGGATATGATTATTCACATGACAAAATGAAAGGATTAAGGGATTTATTTAAAAATACCAAAACATTATATGCATATCGTTTAAATGGAAAGGGTACAAAAGCAACTAACACATATGCAGAAGCAAAATATCCAGGTATTAGAGGTAATGACCTAAAAATCATTATTTCAAAGAATGTTGATGATGAAACTAAATTTGATGTTAAAACAGTTTTAGAGTTTAAAGAAATGGATGTTCAAACTGTTAAAAATTCTTCTGAACTGGTTGCCAATGACTGGGTAACTTTCAAAAGTGCAGAACTTCAAGAAACTGCTTCGACACCATTAGCAAGTGGTACAAACGGAACAGAGGTAACAACATCTGAATATCAAGCGTTTTTGAATGCGATTGAATCTTACAGTTTTAATGCTTTGGGATGTCCAGTTGAAGATGCGAAAATCAATGAATTATTTGTTACATTTACAAAAAGAATGCGTGATGAAGTCGGGGCTAAATTTCAAACGATAGTTTATAGAAAACCTGCTGATTATGAAGGAGTTATCTCTGTAGAAAATGAAGTGACTGATGATGTTAATAAAGCAAGTGTGGTTTATTGGACAACTGGCGCACAAGCAGGTTGTGCAGTTAATAAATCATTAACTAATACTGCTTATGATGGTGAATTTAAAATCAAGGTAGATTATACACAATCACAATTAGCGGATGCATTAGAAAGTGGTAAATTCATTTTTCATAATGTAACAGGTGAAGTTAGGGTTCTTGAAGATATTAATACTTTTACATCAGTTACAGATGAAAAAAGCATTGATTTTTCAAATAACCAAACAATCAGGGTTATTGATCAAATCGCTAATGATGTTGCTGCTTTATTCAATACGAAATATCTTGGTAAAATTCCAAACAATGCATCAGGCAGAATTTCACTGCAATCGGATGTTGTTGCAATTCATAGAGCATTAGAAGATATTCAAGCAATTGAAAATTTTAGTGCAGATGATATTGTGGTGGCTCAAGGTGATACAAAGAAATCAGTAGTATTAACAGATAAAATCACAGTTATTAACGCAATGAGTCAACTTTATATGAGTTGTGTAATTAGCTAGAAAGGGGAACAGATAACATGGGTAAATTTACAATGAAGGCTAAGGATTCTATCAGTGGATCAATGGCTGAATTATATGTGACTATTGAGGGAAACAGATATAACTTTGCTCAGGCAATCACATTTGAAGCAAATTTTGAAAAAAGCAAAACTGAAGTGCCTGTTTTAGGTCGTACAGGTAAAGGAAATAAAGCAACGGGGTGGACTGGTTCAGGTTCAATGACTTTACACTACAATACTTCAGTTATGCGTGAATTAGCATATAGATATAAAGAAACTGGTGAAGATGTTTATTTCGATATGCAATGTACGAATGAAGATCCAACTTCAAGTGTTGGGAGACAAACCGTTACATTAATTGACTGCAACTTTGATAGTTTAGTGTTAGCTAAATTTGATGCTGATGCAGATTATCTTGATGAAGATGTCGACTTTACGTTTGATGATTTTGAAATTCCTGAGAAGTTTAATTTGTTACAAGGGATGATTTAGTTTAAAGGACCACATTGAAGTGAACCCCATATAATGTGGTCCTTTTTTATTTGATTAAATATAAGAAAGAGGTATGAGAAAAATGAGTTTATCAGCTTTTATGGCACAAAATGTTGTGCAGGAAGAAAATATTGAATATGTTGCATCAAAAAGATTTATCGATGAAAAAACAAAAAAACCTATTGCATGGGAATTAAGATGTTTGGATTCACAGCGTGATGAAGAATTAAGAAAATCTTGTACTAAAAGATTAGAAGTACCAGGAAGAAAGGGGCAATTTACAAAGGATACAGATTTTGATAAGTATGTTGGACTGTTAACAGTTGAATGTGTTGTGTTCCCTAATTTGAATGATGCAGAACTTCAAAATTCTTATGGAGTTATGGGTGCGGATGCATTATTAAAAAAGATGTTAAAACCAGGTGAATACGCTGATTTATTAGCAAAAGTTCAAGAAATCAATGGCTTTAATGAAAGTTTTGAAGATAAGGTAGAGCAAGCAAAAAACTAATTGAAGAAGGTGATTTTGAAGCTAATATTGCTTATTATTGCCTTCATAAATTGCATATGCTTCCATCACAGTTTCTTTCTCTACCGACAAATGAACAGGCATTTGTATATGCTGCAATTCAAATAAGGACTGAGAATGAAGAAAAGGAAGCTAAAAAAATAAAAGCAAAATCAAAATCTAAAGGTCGTAGGAGGTAGGTGAATATATGGCTTCTATTAAAACAGTTATAAGCGTTCAAGACAGAATGACACCAGCATTCACCTCTATGAACCGTGCTTTAAATATTGTTATAAGTTCATTTGAACAGTTACAAAGAGATTCAGGACGTGCAGTTGATACTTCTTCTATACGACAGGCGAGGGAAGAATTAGCACGTGCTGAAGTCACTATGAATGGTGTTGAACAGGAAATTAGACAGGCTGCAAATCAGCAACAAAATTTTAATACCAAGATAAAGCAAGGACAATCGGCTTCTGATGGACTTCTTAAAAAGGTTATGGGATTTGTTGGTGCTTATGCTGGTATACAGACAATAGGAAATATTGTTGGTTTGTCAGATCAAATGTCACAGACAGCTGCTAAATTAAATATGATTAATGATGGTTTACAGTCAACTGAAGAACTTCAAAACATGATATTTCAATCGGCACAGAATTCAAGAGCAGCATACGGTGATACAGCTAAAACAATTGCAAAATTAGGGCAAAATGCAAAAGATGCATTTAATTCAAATAAAGAACTTATTGCATTTGCTGAAACATTAAATAAAAAGTTTGTTATAGCAGGTGCTACACAAGAAGAAATATCAAGTGCTACATTGCAATTAACGCAAGCGTTAGGATCGGGTGTATTACGTGGTGAAGAATTAAATGCAGTATTTGAGTCAGCACCAAATGTTATTCAGTCTATTGCTGATTATTTAGATGTGCCAATTGGAAAAATTCGACAAATGGCAGCAGATGGTGAAATAACTGCTGATATTGTAAAAAATGCAATGCTTTCATCAATAGATGAAACGAATGCACAGTTTAAACAAATGCCTGTTACATGGTCACAAATATGGGTTAAGTTTAAAAATGAAGCATTGATGGCATTTCAGCCAATACTTGACAAAATCAATGAAGTTGCAAATAGTCAGGGTTTTAATGCAATGTTCAATGGTGCTGTAAATGCAATTCGAATGTTTGGTAATGTAGCAACTAAAGTGATCGATGTTATAGCTAACGGAGCATCATTTATAGCACAAAATTGGAGTATGATAGCACCTGTAATATATGCAGTAGCAGGGGCTATGACTATTTATGGTGCGACAATTTTAGCTGTAAAGGCATATCAAACCGCTGCTTTGGCAGTATCATGGATGTACATTGCTGCATTAAGAATGAAAACATGGCTTACACAGGAAGGAATTATTGCAACAGCTACTCAAATAGGAGTGCAGATGGGGCTTAATGGTGCATTGGGTACTACAGTAGGTCTTATTTTTATGATAGTAGCAGCGGTTTTAGCTGTTATTGCTGTTGTATTTATAGTGACAGCAGTTTGGAATCATTTTACTGGTGAAAGTGTAAGCGGCTTAGGAATTATTGTTGGTGCGGTTTACTGGTGTGGCGCTCTTATTCAAAATATTTTTATTTTAGTAATCAATATTGTTTTAGGAGCATTTCAGCTTCTGGTTAACAGTATTCAGCTAGGTGCAGCAGCTATCGCATTTGTATGGCAGTTAATTTGGAAAACAATAGCAAACATTGCCATAACTGTTGCTGAAATAATTGTAAACACATGGAATGAATTTGTATTAAGTCTTAAAAAAATTATTGCTTTATTTGGAAAATCGGGTGCACAGGCTTTTGTGGCTGTTGCGAAGACAGCAGGAAGTGCAGCAACTTCTATCGCAAATGCATTCGTTGCAGGTGCTAACGCAGCTATTAAGGCAATCAACTGGATCATAGATGCAATCAATTTAATTCCAGGTGTTGATATTGATAAGTTTGATAAAATTGGCAAAGTTGACTTATCGTTTGATACCAGTGGGTTAGATACATATATATCACAAATGGATGGTATATTAGGTGAAACAGCGGAAAAAGTTTCGTTTGATAGATTTGAGTATGATGCTTTTGAAATGCCTGATTTGTGGTCACCTGATTATGTTGACTTTGTTGATATGGGCGAAGCATTTGATAAAGGATATGCTCAAGGTGAAAAATGGCAAAATGATATAGGTGACTGGATGGGCGGACTTTTTGATAAAGGTGATAATCCGCTGTCTGATCTTGAAAATAATTTTGGCAGTATCAAAGATGCAACTGATAAGGCAGCAGATTCAGGGAATAAGACCGCTGGAAACACTGCACAAATGGCTAAGACCATGAATGCATCAAGTGAGGATTTGAAATATTTAAGAGATATTGCAGAACGTGAAACAATAAATCGTTTTACAACTGCTGAAATAAAAATTGATATGAATAATAACAACACCATAAATAGTGATATGGATATTGATGGTGTCGTTGAAAAATTAACAGAAAGAGTTGAAGAAGAACTTCTTGCTACTGCTGAAGGGGTTCATAGTTAGAAAGGGGAGTTGTTTATGGCTAAAGGATATAGTTTCTTTTTAGGAAGTTTACAGCTTCCTGTTCCACCTGAATCAATGGAAATGGTTATTAATAATCAAAATACAACAATTAATTTGATAAATGATCAGGAAGTTAATATTTTAAGAAAAGCAGGACTTACCGAAATATCATTTGATGCACTTTTACCGCAAACAAAATATCCTTTTGCAGCTTATCCTAATGGATTTAAAAGTGCTTCATATTTTCTTGAAGAAATAGAAAAACTAAAAACAGGTTTAAAACCGTTTCAGTTGATTGTGACACGTGCAACACCTAATGGCAAGCTGTTGTTTGACACAAATATAAAAGTGTCTTTAGAGGATTACACAATAAAAGAAGAAGCAGGAAATGGTTTTGATGTTAAAGTATCTCTGTCTTTTAAACAGTATGTTGAATATTCAACTAAAACAGTAAAAATAAATATAGAAGATAATCGAAAGAAACCAGTAATTAATCCCCCATCAAGACCTGCTTCTTCCAATGCATCCAATGTACAGCCGACTATAGGATGCAATGTAATTGTAAACGGGAGACTGCATCGTGACAGTTATGGAAATGGACCAGGACAAACTCGAACCAATTATCAAGGTAAGATAAATTTTATTAAGACGGATGGAAGGTCGCATCCTTATCATGTCACAACACCTGGTGGCAGTTGGCTTGGCTGGGTTCTTCCAAGTGCGATAAGGGTGATTTAATGAAAGTTGAATTATTGATACAGTGGCTTGATACCTGTTATGAACCTGTAACACTTGATGGCATAACTTGGACATTAGAAAGAAAAGGAGCACCAGGAAAACTAGAATTTACAGTGCTTAAAGATTATAAACTGAGGTTTGAAGAAGGTGCTTCGGTTCGGTTAAAAGTAAATGATACTAATTTATTTTATGGCTTTGTATTTAAGAAAACATATGATAAAGATAAAAATATCAAAGTAACTGCGTATGATCAGTTAAGGTATTTAAAGAATAAAGATACATATGTTTACAAGAATAAAACCGCTACTGAACTTGTTAAGATGATTGCAGCAGATTTTAACTTAAATATTGGGCAGATGGATGATACGTATTTTAAAATTGCTACTAAAGTTGAAGATAACAAAACGTTATTTGATATTATTCAGGATGCACTTGATGATACTTTAGACAACAGAAGTGAAATATATGTACTATATGATGATTTTGGCAAGCTGAGATTATCCTATATTGAGTTCTTAAAAATTGGATTGGTTGTTGATGCGGAAACCGCAGAATCATTTGATTATTCAAGTTCAATTGATGGTGAAACCTACAATAGAATCAAACTTGTTAGAGAGAATGAAAAGACTGGTAAACGTGATGTTTATATTGCACAAAGCGGTGACAATATGAATAAATGGGGTGTTCTTCAATACTTTGATACTGTTGATGAAAATGTCAATGCAGTTGCAAAAGCTAATGCACTTTTAAAGTTATACAATGAAAAAACCAAATCATTGAAAATAAATGGTGTATTAGGCGATACAAGAGTAAGAGCAGGCTCACAAATTATTGTGCAGTTAGAATTAGAAGATATGAAACTACAAAATTTTATGCTGGTTGAAAAAGTAACACATAAATTTGAAAACAATCATCACAGTATGGATTTGACACTGAAAGGGAACGGTATTTTTGATGGCTAATTTGGTTGAATTGATTAAACAGGCAGCAGTTGAAGCGGTGAATGCTTCTGATCCTGCTGCTTTTTATTTTGGTACTGTAACTAGTGATAATCCTTTGTCCATCAACGTTGAACAAAAGATGGATTTAACAAGTGAATTTCTTATTCTAACTAATGCGGTGAAGGACCATGTTGTAGAAATGACAGTTGATCATACAACTGAAAATGTATCACTTAATGCTGATCATACGCATGAAGTTGAATCAAGCGGTGATATAACTGTTACATCTAAACTGAATCCTGAACAACCAGGAACAACGATTGAAAATGAAGTTCAGAATACATCGTCAACATCAATAAGTGCAGTTAAAATTGATTTAACGCATAAACACAGTTATAAGGGTAGAAAGAAGTTTACAGTTCATAATGCACTAAAAAAAGGTGAAAAAGTTGTAATGATAAAATTGCAAGGCGGTCAAAAATTTGTTGTTTTAGATCGTGTATAAAAAAGGGGGAATGTTATGATTCCACAAAATGAATATGAATTAGAAAATGATGCTGCTTTAGATATTGAAGAAATACCGACACCAACCCCTAGGATCATCATGGGAAAAAACAGGCTCATGGGTTCATGTGATGGGCTTGAAGCAATTAAACAGGCAGTATATTTAATCCTAAATGTTGAAAGGTACAGATATGTAATTTATTCATCGAATTATGGAGTTGAATTTGATGATCTGTTAGGTAAACCAGTTCCATATGTACTGCCTGAATTAAAAAGAAGAATTGAAGAAGCATTGACACAAGATGATCGTATTACAAGTGTTGATGGTTTTGAGTTTGAGACAAAAAAAGATACAGTGCATTGTACATTTACAGTACACAGTATTTTTGGGAATTTTGTAAGTGAAAGTGTGGTGAATATTTGATGTATGAAAATATTACTTTTGAAAAACTGATGGAAAGAGCAGTTGCGAGAATTGAAGAACAAAACTCTAATATTGACACAAGAGAAGGTTCTATTGTCTACAATGCTTTAGCACCAGCTATTTATGAAATTATGGGAATGTATATTGAGATTGACAGAATCATGAATGAAACATTTGCTGATACTGCATCAAGAGAATACCTTATCAAAAGAGCAGCAGAACGTGGTATTATTCCACAGCCTGCAACAAAGGCTATTTTAAAAGGGGTATTTACCCCATCTGCACTTGAAATTCCTATTGGTTCAAGATTTTCATTAGAAAAACTAAATTATACAGTTATAGAAAAAATTGGTGATGGTCAATATCAGTTGGAATGTGAAACTGCTGGTGAAGAAGGTAACCTTCATTTTGGACAGCTTATTCCAATTAACTATATTGATAAGTTGGAAACCGCTGAACTTGTTGAATTGCTTATTCCTGGTGAAGACGAAGAAGATACCGAATCAATAAGAAAAAGATATTATCAATCATTAGAAGCTGAAAGTTATGGTGGTAACAAAATTGACTATAAAATTAAGGTTGGGTTAATAAAAGGTGTTGGCGGTGTTAAAGTCTATTCAGGTCATGAATGGAACGGCGGTGGAACTGTCAAAATCGTTATAACTGATTCTGATTTTGAAAAGCCTACGGATACATTAGTGAAATCGGTTCAAAAAGAAGTTGATCCCGTTGCTACACCTGGTGAAGGTATTGGGATAGCCCCTATTGGACATATAGTAACTGTTGTAGGTGTTAATGAGGTTGAAATAGATATTAGTACCCAAATAATTTATCAGCCTGGATATTATTTTGAAGCTGTTAAAACAGATTTAGAAAAAGCAGTTGATGAATATTTACAAGGTTTGAATTCAGTTTGGGAAGATGAGAGTAACATTATTGTTCGTATATCGCAGCTTGAAACTAGAATTTTAGGTGTAAAAGGTGTTCTTGATGTCATGAATACAACAATCAATGGGGTATCAGAAAATTATACTGTTCACAAAGACAGTATTGTTAAAAGAGGTGAATTAACCGATGGAAACTAGACTTATTAGTTATCTTCCACCTGTTTTACAGAATATCGAAGAATTTAAGGCGCTATATGGAACTGAAGATTATGAAATTGATGATTTGTACGCTGCACTTGAGATTCTTTTAAAGGATCAGTTTGTGCATGAAGCAACTGAAAATGGTATCAAAAGATGGGAGAAGATTTTAAAGATTATTCCTGGGGCTTCTGATACCTTAGATATGCGCAGATTTGAAATTTTAAATCGTTTGAATATCAAGATACCTTACACTATAACGATGCTTCGAAACAAAATACAAGCATTGTATGGGAGCAATTGTGATATTAAATATATCAATGATACTTATACATTGAAAATTTTTGTTCCTGCTATCGTAGATAAGGAACTTTTAAATTTACAAAAAATGTTAGATGTGATTATTCCAGCTAATTTAATTGTTAACATTATCATAAATGAACAGATAGAAAGGATGAGGAAATTATGAAATTTGAAAACAAAGTTTATGACACTTTAAAGTACGTGGCACAGGTGGTATTGCCATCAGTTGGAACGTTGTATTTTGCACTTGCAGGGATTTGGGGGTTACCATTTGGAGAAGAAATTGTTGGTACAATCACTGCGATTGATGCGTTTTTAGGTGCTTTATTAATGATTTCAACCAGCCAATATAAAAAAGCGAAAGAATAGTGGGTGTTCCAATGTCACAAGGTGAATTCTATGTATTATTATTTGGTGCAATTAGCGGCTTAGCAGTTGTTGTTGCACCGATTTTAAAACTTAATTCTAATATAACGAAATTAAATTCCAATATGGAGTATTTGAATCGTAATGTCGTAGAGAGTGAAAAAAGAATCAATGATATAGCCCAACAACAAAATATGACGGATAAAGTTCTTTATGAACATAAATATATCCTTAAAAATCATGAAGATAGAATTGATAAATTAGAAAAATAAGAGTGGTTGAATACTGCTCTTATTTTTATTACAGAAGGAGAATGAAAAATGGAAATCAAACAAAATTTTTTAGTAAACAATGAATGTTATAAAGCAGGCAGAACTATTAAAGTTACAAAGTTAATGGTTCACTCTACTGCGTGTCCTAATGTGTCTGCTGCTGATTTTGCAAAAGCATGGAATACTCCAAGACCTGCTGGTAGACAAGTATGTGTTCATGCTTTTGTAGATGATAAAGGGGTTATTCAAACATTGCCATGGAATTATAGAGGTTGGCACTGCGGTTCAGGTTCTAATGGTTCAGGCAATAACAATATGATTGGCGTTGAACTGTGTGAACCTGCTGATTATTCAGATAAAGCGTATTTTGATGCTGCTATTAAAAATATGATTGAGTTATATACTCATTTGTGTAAAGAATTTGGATTATCAGCTAATGATATTATTTCACATAAAGAAGGTCATTCACAGGGTGTTGCTTCTGATCACGGTGATCCAGATCACTGGTGGAAGTTCGTAGGATACACAATGAATGATTTTAGAGCTGATGTTGCTGACTGCATTGCAAATGGTAATGTAAATGTTAGTTATGGCAACACTGTAAAACCTACTAAACCACAAACCAGTGAAGGATATACAACTGGTAAGACTTATACATTACAAACTGAATTGAAAGTTAGAACAGGAGCTGGTACAAACTATAGAGCTAAATCTCACAGTGAATTAACTGTAGACGGTAGAAAACATGATGCTGATGGGGATGGGGCTTTAGATAAAGGTACTAGAGTTTCATGCTTAGAAGTTGCAAAAAATGGTGATGATATTTGGATCAGAACACCATCAGGGTGGTTAGCAGCTTATTACAATGGAAATAGATATATCTCTGGTGAAGCTGTTTCTAATGGTTCTTCTACAAGCCAAAATAAGCCCTCTAATGCATCAAAATCACTAGGAACATATGAAGTAACTGCCAATGATTTAAGTGTTCGTACCGGTCCGGGAGAAAACTTTAGAAGAAAAACATATAATGAATTAACTGAAGATGCAAAAAAACATGATTATGATAAAGACGGATGTATCAACGAAGGTACAAGAGTAACTGTTAAAGAATGGTCGAACGGATGGGCTAGAATTCCTAGTGGTTGGGTATCAGGTGATTATTTAAGAAAGGTATAGCAATATGAAACGCATAGAAATATCAATTTTAGCTATTCTAGCGCTATTATCACTATTACTAGGAATTGCCCTGGTACAAGAGAAACAAGCCACTAGAAACCTAAAAATAAACATAGAACTAACAAAGCAGGAACTTTATGATGCTAGAGGTGATAGAGATTATTATAAATCTCAATATCAAAAATATTTTGAACTGTCTGAGGAACTTCAAAATCAAATGGGAGTTTACGCACAGTGAGAATAATTCTAGTTAACAATGCTAAAGATTTAGATGGATTTCTTTTACCGTTATGCTTTTTTGGCGGGAATACCCGACTATTAGAGGAAAAAGAAAAGACCTGTATCATTCAATGTGATGATGCAGTTATTGAAGTATTAAAAGAGTACATAGTAAAACCCTAGCCTTAATCGGTTAGGGTTGTTTTTTTGTACTTTTTATTCACGTATTAAGTAATTTAAATATTCTATCCAATTATCAATATAAGTATAGGCTTCATCAATAGTCTTTATATCAAAGTTTTCTGATATTGGTTCTTTATCATATAAAACTTGAATCCACATTTTTCTTCCATTAAGTTTAATTCTTCCAATTTGCATATCTCTAAATGAAAAGTTAAGGCATTTATTTGACATACGATTATATCTTATTTCAGTATCTAAGTTGAAAGGTTTAATTGAGTTTTTGAATTCATTTATAAATTGTTTTTCCAATTCATTCAATTCAATATCTTTTTGATTATCCATCCCTTGTGAACGAATAATAGCATCTTTTAAATCTTCTTGCATATGTTCTTTAATTGTTTTACCATCTTCAAGTACAGTGTTAAGATATTCTTCATCATATGATAAATCATGTTTAGTTTTAATATCAATAGGATTATTTGATGTTTTAATGAGTGTTTCATTCATTGCCCTGTTTTCGTTTTCTATTTGTCTATTGGTATATTTTTCTAATACTTCATCATTATTGAGTGATGTTTTAATACTTTTTCCATATTCCTTATTTAAAGTTTCAGTATGATTTTCTTGTGGTGTTTCTTTTTTATTTTTTTTGAATTTCCACAGTAAAAAAATAATTACTAACAAAGCTGCTGAACACAATGTTATTGTATTATTACTAGCGTTATTTGCCTGTAAGACAGCTATTATAAACCCATAAGTTATAAATAAACAAAACCACTTTATAAATTTTTTCAT